GGAGTCCCAATTGCATTAACCTGGTTGATCGAATCCGATAACGATATGTATCTTTGGGAATCTATGGCCGGCAGCATAGTGGATGAAGACTCAAACTGGGAAATTAAAAGCAATTTGCCTGATGTAGAGCCTCCAGAACAAGAATTTGAGGATGGGGTTACCATAATCCATTGAACCGTTCTGACTTTTCTTTATAAATTCCGAAAAAGCCAATTCTTTCATGCGTGAAGTTACAGTTGATCTATCGATATCTGCAAAAGAGGCAATAATACCGGATATCTTTGATTTTAGCGAAACGGATGACAAACCATTGAAGCGAAGGATAGTTGCGGTTTCAGAGGGAGTCCACAATGGCATACGGTTCAGTGGAGATGAGATCCGACGAATGGTGGAAGATGCAATAAAGCTGAAAGAAGAAGAGAACAGAGATTACTTCGCCACTCCCCTTGTATTGGATCACTCTTATAGGTTTCTTGATAAAGTGGGCTCAACATTCAACCTGTCTTATGACGAAGAGGGGAAAGCTGCGATAGCAGATATCGGGTTCTGGCAGTTCACACCCATGCTCAAAGAGGTTGCAGAGAGAGTCAAGCAAGATCCTGAGAACACTTACTTTTCTGTGAGGGTTAAAGGAAAGCTTACGGATGACGATTTAATCTACGATCTAAAACTGATCCACATCGCTGTTGTTCTCGAGCCTGCTGACAGTAATGCACGCATTATTGAGAAGCTTGAAAGCCAGCGAGAGGATTCTGACATATCCGATACGATAGAGTTAGGGGTTATCCCAAGCAACCCGTCTGGATACAAAAAATCGGAAGGAAACTCATCCTGGAGCAAACCAACCTTAAAAGACTTCACAGACAAGTCATGGGAGGAGTTAAGTGACCAGGAAAAGAGAAGAATAGCCTCTCACTTCGCTTGGTCACCAAAGATGCCCCCAAACACGTTCACAGATCTTAAGCTACCACACCACAGACCATCAGATGGGGCAGTGGTATGGAATGGAGTGAGGGCAGCGATGGCCGCTTTGATGGGTGCAAGAGGAGGCGTTAATATTCCTCCCACAGACAAACGTAAGGTATACAGCCATCTGGCAGCCCACTATAAAGAATTCGATAAAACCCCACCTAACTTCGAGGCCCTCGAAGAAGCATTTGAGCTACTCTCTGACTTTGCTTTAAATATTGACAGGAAAGAAAATTTACCCATGGAGGCAGAATTGCAAGAGAAAATAGCTGACCTCGAGAAACAAGTTGCAGAGCTGACAGCCAAGCTCAAGGAAGCTGATGAGAAAATCACTCTCATGGCTGAGATCATTGCTCTGGATCCAGATGTTGACAAGGAATTCCTGAAATCTCTCATCAAGGAGCAGCTTGAGAAATACAAGGTCGAGTTGGAGCGAAGGATCACCATAGAAACTACAGAGAAAAGTCGCAACGACAAAAACAAACCAGATCCATTCGAGCTTGCAAGTAAGTATTTTGGTCCCGTAGAGGGGGGTGAGATAAGTGGCTGAACCAACAAGCCCCATAGTGTACGATCTGACAAAGCAACCCCTGCCAGCCAAAGTAGACACAAATCAAACCAAGGACAGCGAGGGTTTCTATTACAAACAGGGAGATCTTGTAGAAATCGCTGCCAATGAAACCATCAAGAAGGCAACTACTGGTGGAAAACTGCTGGGAGTTTTGGTTACATCCATCCATGAGAATCAGGCACCAGACGGACTTGATTCAAGGCATAGAGCTGCTGTTCAAGTTACAAGGTTCAAGTATGCTATAAAAGTCACTGCAGAGGGAGCCATTGCTGCAGGAGACATGGTTCAGGCTTCAAGCACAGCAGCGGGTAAAGTGAAGAAGGTCGACCCATTGAGCCAGGCAGTGGATGAGGGTGGCACAGCAACCTATACCATTGCTTGGGATGCAAGGGGCTTCTTTGGACTTTGCTGGAAAGGTGGAGCCGATGGAGAAGAGGTACTAATCTTAGTGTGAGGTGATGCAAATGGCTAACAATTCAAACCCAAGCTCATGGACAATTCAGGATCTGGGGTATGCAGATCATCCTGCATTACAGCCTGAAGTGATTATAGCCAGAGTCAAGCAAGTCTATGAGAAAACTCTGATCGGTAGGCAGCTGTTAGGCAGTGAGACAGTTCAAAGCGATTCGGTTTCCTGGATCGAAGAGGGAGACATAGTAGGTAACGTGGACTGGATCACAGAAGAGGGTGGTTTTCCACAGCTTGACTTCCCATATTCAAAGAAAGCAAAGCCAATCAGGCCCTATGGTGCCTACTTCGATGTAGCCCTACTTGAGAGGAAGTTTGCCAGGATAACCACAGTAGGCCGGAAGATCAACAGAGCAGTTTACAAGATGCGGAGATTCGAAGACGATCTGATCTTCTATGAAATTCTGAATGCCACTGGCATAAACACCTTCGATGGATCCAACTGGACCGACACAGCCAATGGAGATCCGGTTGGCGATTTAGAGCATGCAAAGACATTGATAAGGAATGCAACCGAAGGCATGGATCCAACTGACGTGATTGTGAGTTCGGTGATGTATGAGAGGCTCACTAAATTTGATGTGGTCAGAAACAACCTCTACCTGCAGGCCAGGGTAATAGAGACCGGCAAGATCCCACAGCTTACCGGCTTGAACATCATCGTTGATAATGCAGTGGATCCCAACGATGATGGACAAGTTGTGGTGATTAGGAGAAAAGATGTTGGCTACATAGGAGAGGCGATTCCACTCACACCAGTAAACGTGGATGGGAAGACCTTGGGCAATCCAATGCTCGATAACAGATACTTCAACTTCGCAATGGCCGAACCTGTTGTTGACAGCTCAGAACTCATCTGCGTGATCACAGGACTCAAGGCCTAATCGTGGTGATAACCTTGGCTAAAAAGAAAACGATTAAGGCGGAAGTGAGAGCAACAGTAATTGAAACCAAGGACTTCGTTGCCAAGAGAGGGGAGGTCGTGGAAATTCCCGCTAATGAGAAGAATCAGAGTCCGGCTGTGAGGCACGCTCTGAAATCAGGTAATCTTGTGATCATCGATCTCGCCCCAGTGAAATCGGAAGAGGTCGAGGAATAACTATCACTTGAGCTGAGAGGGCATGACCGCAACCATCAGCGATGTCAGAGTGCAGATAGGAGATACCTCCCAACCTTACCTATTTGACGATCCAGCAATCCAGGAAGCCCTCGATGAAGCCACAGCATACCTTCTCGAAGAGGGAATAAGTGTTGAATCTACTCTAGGTAAGAGAACCCATAAACTCCAAGCATCCATTTTTCTTGTTTCCAGTTTTCTTGGCAGAATAAGAAACAGAGCAATCAAGTCAATCAGAGAGGGCGATGTGAGCATAGACTATATTGATCTGCAAAACCAGCTTGAAACCTGGAAGGAAGAGTTAAGAGATATCGTTACCATGATGCAGGATCCCCTCGAGGCGGTCTATGACAATTTCTGATCTCGATTATCAACACACCATCCAGCTTGTTAAGGTTACTTCAGGTTATACAGATCAGCAAACTGGCGATTACATTCCTGGAAGTGAAAATGTTGTGGAGATCAAGGGCCACCTGCAGGAAATAACTGCTAAGGAACTCCAGCGCTTGCCAGAAGGAGAATACGAAATTGGGGATAGACGCCTATACACAGATGCAGATGTCGAGATAGGAGATATCATTAAAGTTACAGAGTCAGACGGATCCACAACAGACTGGGTTGTAAAAGCAATCGAGAGAAAGTATCATCAGCTTTCAAAGCTTGAAATCTCGAGGAAATCACTTTTGCTCAAGCCGAAAGAGTTATAAGTTTTATATCGATTAAAATATTATGCTGATTCATCTTTGCGAAAATAATGGTTTTTGCACGAGTGGTTGTTCTAATAAACAGATCTGCAATAAGCAACGCATTCTCCTCCTGATATATGGTGTTGTTGTTGACTATGGTGAAAATAAAATCTATCCCGATGAATACATGAACGAGATTGGAATTTTGAGACAGAGATTGATTGATGAGACATGCCACCAAGGTGGCAGTCAAACAGGATTTTTTAAACCAAGGAAAATTGAAATAGTGGCCGTGTAGTCTTTCCATCGTGGTGGCAAAAGATGTCAGTTTTTATCAGAGAAAAGAGTGGAAAGTATTATCTGGTTAACAGGTATTACGAGGGCTCAAAGCGTAAAGAGAGGTGGACACCCCTTGACGGAGAGGATCTAAGCAACTTACTTAAAGCATTGAAAATCAAAGAGGTAATAGCCAGGCAGACTGTAGAAGTGCCATGCATGAATCCTTTCTGCTCAAACAAACTCAAGATGACTCCCCAGCAGAAGCAGGACTTGTTAATATCCTTCAAGAAAAAATACGATAAGCTTGTTTTAGTTTGTTGCTCTAAAGAATGCCAGCATAAAGTTCTGAGTATTTTACAGCAGAACTGACCTTCTGTTTTAAACACGAATTTAAGAGAATGGCACATGCTTGTGGATCTAACGTTATTCATGGTAGTCGTAGCAATACTATGCTCAGCCCTCTACGATCTCGTGAAAGAGAACCGACAGATAAGCAAGATGATTGCAGCCTTATTGCTGATTACATTTGGAGCAGTGTTTCTGCTGTTTTCAATGAAGCTTGGGCTTGATGTGATGTTTGTTGTTGCAGAAGTCAACGGGAAAGAGGTTGTTGGAGTTTATGCAGAGGAGTTCACGAAGCTCATTAGTGCTGTTGGAATTGGAACAGCAGGCATGGCAATAATAACTGGTGGGTTCTCATTGATAGCCTCTGGAAAATATGAGGTGTCGATTAGCTCAACCGAACCGATTAGGGGAATAGAGGTCAAAAAATGATGAAGCTCATAATCAAGGAGAACAGACATAAACCAACGCTCAAGGATTTAACAAAGAAATTAAGCAAACGGTTGCCATTATGGATAGCTGGGTTAATTGGCTTAATTCTCATCGATGAGTGGATTAAGGAAGGATATCTCTTTAATTTCAGTGATTTATTCGTAATTGGGACGCATGAGTTTTTAATAGCAATGTTCAGCATAATCGGGATAATATGGATTTTCAGGAGGAGATATGGAGATAAAAGACGTAAATAACATCCCCAAACTTTTGAGTGATCTGGATGCAATTCTTGACAGAGTTGCAAGGAAAGTTGGGGCCTACATGGAGGGAAAGCTTGTTGAAATGATCGACAAGCAATGGCCAGGATGGCAACCCCTGGAGCCTGATACAGTGAGAAGAAAACATTCATCAAAGATCTGGGTTGATACTGGTGAGCTGCGGAGCTTAATTACACATGTTGTGGAGGGCAGGATCCCCAAAGTAATTAAGGTCGGGATCTTCAATCACGAGAAGGGTTTGATAGCCCACTTCCTGGAATCTGGTACGAAACACATCCCTGAAAGACCCCTCTTCCGCTTGGTTTTCGATCTCGAGAAAGAGAAAATGGAACAGATGGTTGTGAGAGAGATCAACAAAGAATTGCAGCGATATCTGATTTAGTTTTAAAAATCAGCAACATCCTAATGCAAATATGCAGAAAGATGACAATGGCATTCCAATAGAATCGGAAAGAGATCTGTTGATAAAAATTGCAACGGACACACAATATATCAAGAAAGATATACGGGAAATCAAGGAAGTACACAAGACCCACGATGACAGGCTGGGTTCACTCGAGCGTTGGAGAGCATATGTTTTAGGGTTTGCAGCAGCCATCTCATTTGTAATTTATCTTGTCTTTTCGTTATGGGTGGGTTGAATGCTTGTAGATCTCAAAAAACAGATCTTTCAGAGCTTGCCCAAATCGGTTACCATAAACAATACTGTTTTTGATACCTGGGTGGATTATGCGGATCGTATTAATGTCAGTGAAAAGCTCAAGAACTATCCTCTCGTTGCCACATTGAGATATTTTGCTGATAGAAGAGATGAAAGACATAGCCCTGCCAATCAGCTTTTCGATAAGGCAGTTGTGGATCCAGACATCGTTTATACCTGGGGAGAAAGAGCCCAGATCACTCTCTCCATGAATGTGCATGCCAAGGGAGATGTTACCCTAACTGCTGCGGACATGGTTGATGCTTACATGGATGAGCTCTTGATATGGTATTTGAGAGATCTTCCAGGGATAGAGGGTATCGAGGTTGTTGGTAGATCCGACATCAACGATCTAACCTACCTGACAGATGGTAAAACGGTGAGAAGGCAACTCGATGTGTTCATCAGATATGGCATCGAATACCAGGAGACGGTCACAACAATTGAAACGGTAGAACACACTACAGAAGTTAATTAGTTCGTGATGACTTTTCTTTAAAATCTCTCTCACAAGTCAAGCATTTGACAAGAACGGGCATCTCATCACCAAACAGAAAATATTGATGTGTGGCCGTATCCCGTTAATCATATCTAACGCTAATCTCTGGCCAGAAAGTATTCTCTTTGACTTCTATTTATATATTCTGCTTTGTTAGGTAAGATCATGAGTCCTGATGTAGGAGATGCAATCGTAATCAATACCGTGCTTGAGACCGCAGCGATGCCAGCCAGGGAGTGGGGAGTTCCTGCTGTTGTGGGTGAATCTGCCTATACCACAAAGAACACTCCCAAGCTCTATTACTCTCTTGCAGATGTTAAAACAGATCATGGCGATACGAGTGATGTAACCAAAGCAGCTCAAGCCATCTTCACCCAGGGAGTTCGCAAGTTGTATGCCGTATCCATGGACGTTACAACTCCTGGTTCACCAACAGCAACTGAAGTTGAAACAGTTCTAAATACCCTAGCTCCTTATGCTGAGAACAAACAGATACATGGTGTCTGCTTGGCAATGATCACCGATACAACCTTGCTTGCAAAGCTCCAGGCATTTGCAGACACCAACAATGTGATCTTCACAGTAACGAATGCAAATGGAGATGATGTTACAACTATAACAACCGCAGTCTCAAACTTGGTCTCTGCGAATGGGTTCTTCCTTGCTCATAGTGATTCAGACATCGATGAAGATGTGGCAGCCGCAGCCTTAGGTATAATAATGACTCTGAAGCCTTGGAACACGACTTTCTGGAGGTTCATTACTACCGCAGTGAACGAATACTTTGCCCCAGGAGATGTTCCCACTCTTGAGAGTGGTAAGGCAAATGTTATCCTCGACATCGCTGGCTCCAACAGAATCTCTAACGCTCTTACAACAGGTGGAGATCCAAAGTTCATCGACATAACGAGAACCAAATATTATTCGATTACAGCCATCCAAGATTCCCTCGCTTCGTTAAGGCTGAGAATGGCAAAGATCCCATACACTCCTGCAGGCATTGAATACGTGAGAGCTGCCATAGCTCAAGCCTTGGAAGGAATGATGGGAGATGGAGCTTTGAGCAGCTATACCATTGTGATGCCCGACTACGACTCAATTTCTGACACAGACAAATCCAACAGGATCCTCAAAGATGTGTATGTAACTGCAACACTGGCTGGAGACATCCATACGTTCAACCTGAATCTGACAATACAGGTGTGAGGTGGGTAAATGGCCAAAGAATGGGATGTTAAAGAGATATCCTGCCAGATAGGCGGGGTGGAAATCGACGATCTATTGAGTTTCAGCTACGATAACGAAGATGAGATCACTCACATTGAAACTGTTCAGGGAGTTGTTGGATACAACAAGAAGTATGCCAAGCCCAGTTTTACGTTGAAGTGTAGAGCTACATCAGAGGCCTTAAACCAACTACAGCAAATTAAAGCTGACAAGGAGCTAATAACTGTAACTTTCAAGGCTCCAGGCCTGACGGTGAACTGCTACGATGCCATACTCAAGAAGATGGACCCAGGCGATATGGGTGGAGAGGCAACAGAAGTCTCCATTGAAGGACTCGCATTGAAGATTGAAGAGAAATGGAGCTGATTTCTTAATATTTCCTAATTTAGTAGTTAACTCAATCCAAACATTTTTTAACTTGTTTTTACTAAACTATATAATATGGCTAAACTTGAAATTAAGAAAATTAAGGGTCATAAGTATGTCTATATCAAAGATAGAATTGAAGTTAACGATAAAAGCTTAGTAACGACCTTCTATGTTGGTAGATTGGAGAGAACAACCATGGAAGATTTTCTCGACAAGTTAGGTAAATTTGAGGTAATTAAGTTAAAGAGATTCACAGACTACTGGCTGAAAAAACGCCGTTTGTTTTTAGACGATAAAAAAGCATACATGTTAGAGGTCCTCCATTACAGCTACAAGTTATTCAGAGAATACTACCCTGATGAGCTAAAGAGATACGAGGAATCAGTTTTTATACGATATGTACAAGGTACCACAGCCATAGAAGGTAACACTATTACGTTGAGGCAAGCTGAAGAACTGCTTGAACATGGATTGACCCCAGCTGGCAAGTCGTTGCGAGAAGTGTATGAGATAGCAAATTTCAGAAAACTGAGAAATTACCTAAACTCTTACGAGGGTGATGTTTCAGAGAAATTGATAAAAAAGATACATACAATAATCATGGAAGGATTGCTTGAATCAGCGGGCGAATACCGTCGGATTCAGGTTTTAATTGAGAAAGCGGATTATGAGCCACCACCAGCTTTCGAAGTGCCAGAGCTGATGAAAGATCTTATAAGATGGTACAGACAGAACAGGAAGAAATTACACCCATTTGAACTCGCAGTGCTGCTTCATACGAAGTTCGTCACAATCCATCCATTTGTAGATGGGAATGGTAGAGTTGCGAGAGCATTGATGAATTTCGTATTAGAGAAGAATGGATACCCAACACTTTACCTCGGGCTCGAAGAAAGAGAGAGATACATCGATGCAGTGGCTAAAGGAAACGAAGAGGATTACAAACCAATAGTTGACTTCACGTATGATGTATATGTGAACCAGCACAGGTCAATTAATAAGGAAATTTATGACAAAATTAGGGATGGAGAGGTTAAAGCGTTCCCAGAAATGGACAAGCTTGTAAAACAATTTCTCAATCTGAAAACAAGGGGCTGACCTCTCTTTTTATACTCTTCTCGAGAACCTTGATGTATGCCTGTAGAGCTTACTGAACTAAAAATTGGAGAAACAGTCTACAAAGTACAGAAACTAAGCGGATATCGTTTGCTCAAAACGGTGGGGAGAGAGGATAAAGACCCTGCCGACATGTATAGAGATTTAATACTTGCTTGCATTAAAAAGCCCAAGCTCACCAAGAAAGATGTAGAGGAAATGGATGCAGCAGAGTTTCTCAGGCTTGGAGTTGAGCTGCTCGGAATACATCGGGGGGATCTCCAGGATTTTCGAGAATTGATGAACTTAGCCATGAAGTAGCGGGTGAGCTCGAGCTATACATCCTTGCCAAAGAGCTCCATATTGACATCGATGAAGTTAAAAGCTGGAGTCTAGAAAAGCAGCTGAAGTGGATGATAGCCCTGAATCTGATGGTTGAAAGAGGTAGAGGTCAAATGCCAGATATTCCATCAATCCCAAAGCCAAGAAGTGAGAGAACATTCGTTAGGCATGGCAACAAGATGGTGATGCTCGAGTAATCGTTAATGTTTTATTTTTTCAAATCCAAACTCTCTTTGTGTCCACCAAAAAGAAGGTTACACTTCTTAAAAAGTTGACAAAAAACGAAATGATTGAAATCTGCAAAAATCAGGGGGTAAGGGGATATTCTAGTTTGAGTCAAGCTAAGTTGGCTGAACATCTCGCAAATACTTGCGATATGAGCATAGAGGATCTTGAAACTCTTGTAAACTCATTCGTCGAACAAAGATTGATATCCAAGGTTCAGGATTCGAAAGATCACTTTCTGCTCAAGAAGGTCAACATTGAGCACTTCAGTGAAGATCTGGTCATAGCGGATGTCTCTGGATATAGGGTTAAAATCTCTAACCTGGGCAAGGATGATTTCTCATACTCCTGCGATGAGAAATGTGCCGATTACATGTATCAGGTCAAGAAGGGCAGATATCCATTCTGCAAACACTATCCTGCTGTCTTGGCTGAACTGATCTATCAGGGTTTGGTGGATCCACCAACGTTGAACCATGTTACCGGTAAGATATTCGATGCTCTGCTCAATCTTGTTGAGGAAAGACGGAAAGAGGAGGGATTGCTAAAATCGGTTGGAAGGGATACTGAGAACGCTTTAAATCAGATCTTGAACGACTATGGTGAGATTTCGAGACAGAACGTAAAATTAGCAAGGGAGAAATACCACAACCCTCCTGAAAAAGTCTTTGAGATTCTAACAGAGCAGGCTTTTCAGCTTTTGGAGTTTGATACTGTATCAAGGGCTACAGGGTCGGGTTGGGATCTTCTTGTGATCGGGACGCATGCAACCCCGCCATACATCACAGTGGTGGAATGTAAGACGGCTGCAAGCGGAGTTTACGATTACCTCACAAGAAATCCCGATTATCTGATCAGGCTTAAAACCTACTGTATAGATATGGTCAAGGAGAGGCTGTTGGGAGTCTATAGAGATTATGTCCGCTATTTAGTTGTTGTAGGCCCTGACTTTCCCAGAGAGATCGAGAGATACGCTTTACAGTTCAGACACATGACTGAAGGAATCAAACTTTCATTCTTACCAGCTCCAACCCTCGTATACCTTGTAAAGAAATACAGAGAGAATCCAATTATAACGCATGACTTGCTTGAATTGTTGTTTAGCTCAGAGAGGATCATCAGAGAAGAGGATGTTGATAGGCTTTTTGAAGAAGCTGAAAATAGAATAGAGACTTTAACAGATCTTGCAAGACAGAGGCTGAGAGATAAGTTTGGAGAGTTTGCGGCCAGAACCGCCGATGCTTGCTTCATCAAAATGGATGAGATCCTGTTACAAACTCTGATATATGATATTTTGAATACCCTCCAGCCTGATTTGGTTAAGATGGGTAAGAAGAGCACCACTGGCGTTACAACAATCCATCTAAAGCACGATTACTTTAAGATCTGGGAGAAAGTTCTTAATGGATTGGTGGAAGAATTCGTTAAATTGCTCGAAGAAGAGTCGGAAGTTCAACTGAAGAGGACTGAGTTAAAAGAGGAGTTAATTAAGTTCTTAGAACTCAGGTGAATTATTTCATTGCTGGGGGCACCACAACAGCTAGCTGCTTTGCAATCACGTTAAGGTTGCAGTCCTGTTCTGAGGTATTCCAGAGCATACATATGTTTTGAAGACATTTAGCTTGATCCGTTGCAACCTGTTTAACTAATTCACCTCTCCAACCAAAGTAGAATGGGCAAACTCTTATATCTCTTCCACTTTTCTCTTCTTTTTTCCCACACATTTTATCGCCACTTATTCTCCTAATAGCAATCGTTTGGTTTGCCAACCAACAATGTCTTTATGTTTCACCTTATAAAAAGTGATGCCATTTACTTCCCTAACCTCAAGAACTTCAACTGTTGCGCTACAAGGTATCGTTGCAATTAGTTTGGCACCTGCACTAAGTCCTCCAGGTTTATCAAATAGATTTATCTTTGGGTCTTCATAGCCTATATAAAGTTCTTCACAAACATCTACATTAATTCTCTCGAGAACTTTTTCATCAGTTTCGTCGTTCATAGAACTAATGATTATTACAATTACAAAAAACAAAAGAAAAATTGCTGAAATTTTTCCGAGTTTATTTATTTTCTTACTCACACCATCACTTGACTCTATTTTATAACCAACAAACATAAGTCTTTCTACATGCCTACTGAAGCAATTAGAAGTCTTTATGCTGTCATCCAATTCGTTGATGAAGCTACAAAACCGATCAAACAGGTAAATCGGGCGATGGATGAAGTAAAGAAAAGTATCCGAGGGCTTACAGACAGAATAAATCAGGCAAGAGAAAGCCTACTGTTAATCGGTGGAGCATTATCTATTATTGGGTATGGTGGTTTCAGATTCTGGAAGGGTGCAACGAAAGATCTTGCAGACTTTCAGGATGCAATGAGGGTGTTCAGAGTAAGAGCAGGAGAGAATGCAGATGCAATCTTAGCTGCAATGGAAGAGGCTGCAGCAGGAACTATTGACAGCACTCAAATAATCCTGAATGCCAACAGAGCTATGACAATGGGTATTGATCCTCAATATCTGCCAAAGATGATGGAGATCGCAAGAGCAGCTGCAAGAACGATGGGTACTGACGTGCAATATATGTTTGAATCTATAGCCATTGGTACTGCAAGGCAGTCAAAACTCATCCTGGACAACCTCGGTATCATCGTTAAAGCCGATGAGGCATATGAGAGATATGCTAAAACTCTCGGTAAGACAGCTTCTCAGCTAACAGAGGCAGAAAAGAGGCAAGCTTTTCTTATGGCTGTGATGGAATCAGGAGACGATATCGTAAGAAAGACGGATCTTTCGCAAGAATCTCTCAACGAAACAATGCAGCAAGCTACAACAGCTTGGAAAGAATTTAAGAAGGAATTGGCATTGGGTGCTCTACCAGTTTTGAAATCAGTTATTGGAGGAGTTAAATCAACAACCGAATGGTTGAAAAACCTGCCAAAGCCCATTAAGGCTATCGCTGGAACTTTTGGTGTTCTTGCAACTGCTGTAGCAGGGACTGTTGGCCCACTAATGTTGCAGGCTGCTGCTTTTGCTTGGGTGAGTCAAACAATTGGTGGATTTGCTGGTTTAAGAGCAATACTAACAGGCTTCACCACATCCATCTGGGCAGCAATGGCTCCACTTCTCCCATGGATCGCTTTAATAGGTGCAGTAGTTGGAGCAATCCTCCTTCTCCAAGATGTAATGGTCAAGGGGTGGGAAAAATCCTACCTTGGCAGAATTGTCAACTGGTTACTGGAGAAGTTCCCCCCTCTCCAATCAGCCATCGATACTGTAACGAAGACAGTTACATACCTCCGCTCAGGCTTTGAATGGCTCACGAACATCATAGAGAAATTCATTCAAATCATCCAAAACGTCTGGAAAGCTATAACAGAAAACCCCATCTTTCAGGCAATACAGGCTTTGATGCAGTTCACACCCGCTGGCATGGCTCTCAAAGCAGCTAAAATACTTGCTGAGCATAGACCTCCTTCAATCCCAACCATAAGCCCGGCGGCCGTCTCATCAGTCAGCAATGTAAGGAGAGTGGAGAACAAAACGATCTATGTCCCAAAGATCGAGATCAATGTGAAGAAGGGAGATGAACGTGAAGTTAGAAATGCAGTAAGGAAAGTCTTCCGGGAAGACCTTGCAACCTATGGATATTAATCCAGCTCCATTATTTCCCATTCCTGTAACAAATTGTAACACTATTTTTATTCTCTGTTACAATATGTAACAGTTAAATACCATAGGTGTTACAAATTGTAACATGTCTAAAGTTGTAAGGCTTCCAGAGGATGCGATAGAAATAGCATTGAAATATGGCACCAACCTAGCTGAAGGGATTAGAACTATGGACAAGCTAATCCAGCATGAATGCAAATTCGATCTCAGAGCGATAGAGGATCTGATTGAAACAAAAATCCGAGAGGTTATCAGGGAAGAACTTGAAATGTTAAGGTATTGAGCTGACTTTTCTTTTTATCTCCCCCAAACCTCTATTGAAACATGAACATTCTCATCGGTGGAAAGCAATTCAAAGCCATCAGTGTTGTGGATCTAACCAAAGACACTGAAGTGCCAGAATACAAAGTTGAAGAACAGTTCTCGGTGACAGATCACATCATCTTAAAGCCTGCTGAATTTGAACTCGAACTTCAGCTCTTTAGGGATAGGGGAGAAGTAGAGACCCTCAACCAGCTTTATGAAGCGAAGCAACCCATCAGCTTGACAACCGAATTTGGTCATTATGACCACATGGTCCTAAAATCCGTGAGGTTTAGAGATTCCGATAGCGAGAACATAGTCTATGCCACGATTTATATCAAACAGATCTTGAAGGCTAAAGCTAAGACGGCAACTATATCTTTGCCAGAATTGATGCCGGATGAATCGCAGTATCCAGGTAGCGATACCGCAGTAACTCCTCAAAGTAAAACGGTTCCAGATGTTCCTGAAAAGCAGGAGAATAAGAGCTGGCTCGACTCCATTCTTAGCTGGTTTGGTGGTGGAGGTAGCTAAATGCCCTCTGTTAATGTCCTACCCTTCGATGCTAACCTGGGTTATCCCCAGAGGCAGAGAGTAAAGATTGATAACGAAGCTTACGATTGCTTTTACCGATGGAACTCAAATGGTTTCTGTGTTCTTAAGATCGTGAGGGTTGAAGACTCTAAAATTGTTTTCAATGGCAAGCTCTGCAAGTTAACCCCTTGGGAAGCTAAGGACCCAGCAACCTATGAAATATTGTTTACCATGCTGCCCTACGACATAAACGAATCGAAGGCAGATATCTGGGTTTTCTGGTGATGGCCATGGTAGAACTCTTCGATCGTTATTATGCGTTACAGATCTCGGATTTATTGATAACCATTGATGATCTCGACATCGAGTTCCATGTCGAAGGAGGAAACAAGGAGAACGCAAACAAGACTGAAATCGCAATATATAATCTATCGGATATGTCAAAAGCAAAGATCAAGAAGGATGAAAGGATACAGCTCAAAGCAGGCTACCGCAACGATTATGGTATAATCTTCTACGGAATTATTGACAGAGTTTGGGATGAGAGAGATGGTGGCGATGTTAAAACCGTGATAACAGCCTTAGATGAGACCAAATCCCTCTTTGAATCTGGCATAATCATAAAGAAATATCCTGAGGGGACTTCAGTAACAACGGTTGTAAAAGATATGTTTTCAGCAGCTGGTATCCCTGTTGGCAAGGTAGAGGATCCTGGTGTAACTCTGCCAAAAGACTACGTATTTGATAAAACTGCTTACGAGAACATTAGAACCTGTATAGGATTTGCAAACGGTGAATTGGTAAAGCAGAACACAATTCCACTTGATCTGCTCCTTGAAGTAGGCTGGACGGCATACATCAAAAACAACATGGGTTACTTTGTTAGAAAGCAATTCCAAGATGTTGAGGCAATCATTCTCTCATCGGAAACAGGTTTGATAGAAGTAATGGAGCAGGAGAGTGAAGATTCTGCAATAGATTACAAAGTTAAATCTCTGTTGCAGTGGAAGGCTTCAACAGACTCGATTATCAAGCTTGAATCTATCAGAGTTAAGGGAACTTTCAAGGTTGCTGAATATTCCCATGTATGCAAGGGAGAGGAATACTATTCTGAGCTGGGAGTGAAGGCTGTATGATCGGAGAGAAGATTATCAGACTTATCGACTCGAAACTCGATGAGATTAATACTCTTGCCTTGGGCAAAATCACTCAGATAGATCTTTCCAAGCTAAGATGCAATGTGAAGCTAAAACACAGGATCCAAGGGCAAGAAATAGAGCTTTTTGATCTCCCCATCGCAGTTCCAAAGTTTGCTGATAGCTCAATTACCATCGCTCCCGCTGAAGGTGATATCTGCCTAGTTGTCTTCTCCAAATACGAACTCGAGGAGCAGCTCAAAAATAAGGATATCGTGGCAGTTAACGAGATCTTGCAGTTTAACACCAACCATGCAGTGGTATTGACAGGAATCTTTACCCTGGTCGATCAGATCCCACAGATTAACAAAGATGAGATCCTGATCTGGCACAAAACAGGAGCATACTTGAAATTCAAAGAAGATGGTAGTCTCGAGATCAAAGCTAAAAGAGTTGATTTTCTACAATTTTGAGGTGGTGAAATGCTCATAACTGTTGAAGGGGATTACGATACACAGGACGATTGCCATGATCCTCCTGCAGGAGGAGGATCCTATTCCATTACTGTTAACATGCAGAATTTTGTGTTTATAATTGGAAAGCCTGTTGTATGTATGGGCGAGAGTTTTGAAGCACATGAAACTGCCTATGCTGGGGACAATTCCTCTTGCTCTCAGCTCATATACATAAATGGAATCCCCGTTTGCAGAGCAGGAGACATAAGCAGATCGTCAAGCTGCCACACATTCAGCGGTATAACCGTGCAAAACCAGAATTTTGTTTACGAAGGCTGACTTTTCTTTAAATTAGAACATAGATTATCTAATCCCATGGACTATGGTAGAACATTTAAACTTGACACCAGTGGTGATATTGTAATCAACGAATTGAAATGCATCGAGATGGTAGATGGGATTGATAAGGTTGCCCAAGATATCCATATCATTCTCAAAACAGTTAAGGAATCTTTTCCCTTCGATGCCAATTTCGGGATGGATTACTTCCAGATTATAGAATCTGACTATAGCAAACAACTGATTGAGAGTGAAGTAGTGAAAGCTCTAGCCAACTACCCATTCATAAAATCCATTGATGAGATAGAGATATCAAAACCAGATACGGACAGGAAAGCTATCATCAACATCCGCCTGACTGTTACTTCTGGAGACTTGCTTAATGCGGAGACATCTCTATGAGTTATGGTGTCACAACAAATGGATTTATTTCAAAAGACTTTGATGCAATCCTCGAAGACTACAAGCAGCAAGCAAAGCAGCGATATGGTGATGATATAGATTTAACACCATCTTCCCCACTCTACGAGATCCTTGCAACAGCAGCCTATCGTGAGGCTGTATTGTGGCAGGNCCTTGAAGATGCATACTACGCTGGCTATATCGACTTCGCAACTGGGCAAAGCTTGAATGATGTAGTTGCATTGATCGGTTTTACAAGAATTCCAGCAGCCAAAGCAACTGGAACAGTTACATTTTCTCGGTCCACTCCTGCAAGTCAAGATATCACGATTCCTGCTGGCACCAGAGTTGCAACTTCGGATGAATCTGTGGTATTCAAGACGACCGATGCTATAACTCTGCAGACGGGAAACACGAGTGTTGATGCTTCCATTGAAGCTGACCAACCTGGGAGTTCTGGAAATGTGGCAGCAAATACAATCACAAAGATAATTGATCCTATATCAGGAATTGAATCTGTGAACAATTCTGTAGCGACATCTGAGGGGAGAGAGACTGAAACAGATGAAGAGTTGCGAACGAGAGTTAAAACAACCATACAGAGTTTGGGAAAAGCTACCTTAGATGCAATCATTGCTAAAGTAAGAAATGTGGATGGTGTAAAAACTGCAAGCATATTGGAAAATGATACCATAAACGATAACACTGGAACTGGTGGCCTGCCACCCAAATCCTTCAGAGTGTTTGTTTGGGGAGGCCCCGATGCAAATGTAGCCCAAGCAATTTTCGATACGAAGCCAGCAGGAATCCAGCCTTACGGTGATGTTTCCTCAACAGCTTACGATCAGGATAGTAACCCTTACACGATTTATTTCAGTAGGCCAACAGCTGTTGACATCTATGTCGATGTTTCGATCACAAGCGATGGGGGCTCCATCGATGCCCAGACAGTCAAGGATGCTGTTAAGACATACATAACCAACTTAGAAATTGGGGATGATGTGATCCATGCCAAGGTTCTGGCTGCTATCATGAACATCCAAGGAGTTGTTGATGCAATCGTGAAAATTGATACAACATCTCCTCCTGCAGGAACATCAAACATAGCAATTGCTGATAATGAAATCGCCCAAACAGACGATACCAAGATAACAGTCACAATTTCGTGAGGTGATCAGATGGCAGTTGAGGATCTGGTTTCAAAACTTTCTACAGCTTTTAACAAGATGAGTGATTCAAATAACTACAAGCTGCTTTCAGTTATCGATTCTGAGTTCCAGAACATTGAACAGACAATTGGTGATATAGAGAACGCCCATTTCGTTGACTTTGCAACTGGGAAAAACCTAGATTACATTGGGCAGCTCTTCAACGTTAGCAGACGACAAAATGAGACGGATGAGCACTATAGAGCGAGAATAAAAATCACTTTTAGTAAGCTTACAGATATAGCAACGATCAAAGATGTCAAAGAAGTTGTTGCAGCAACATTGAACACTGAAACGAGCAGAATTGAAGTTAGAGACTTATATGATCTAGAACCAGCTTACTTTGACATCTGGGTTTTTCTGCAAGATCTCAATAATGCTGGCCTAACAGTTGAAGAACTCAAAGACTTGCTACAAGCAATCAAACCAGCAGGAGTAAGGCTAGAAGCAAAGCAATATGGAACTTTTACACCCCGCTCCTCTTCTGATGTTTCAGATTCAACCAAAGCCTACAATGATTTGGCCAACAGCAACCCGAATGGGGGAACCTATGCAGGATTACTCTGACCCGACTTTCATTTTTAAACTCGAATGGATTAGGTGAGGACATGGGTATCACTCAGAAATCCCGATGGGATGATGTTGGTTCAGAGCCACCTTCTGGAGGGGCAAAATACCAAGCAGGGGAACAGCCTATAGCTGAATATGATAACTGGTTCAACTACTCAGTCTTTAAGGATATCGAGAATATGAACATGGAGCTTTCAGGGAGAATCCTTAGCAAGGGCAATATCTCATCAGTGCAAGTTACAGAAACTGCTCTAACGCTCAAACAGGAAGTAACACCTGATAACGATTTTATTTCCATTGTTGATTCGATTCATGTTGTAGCAGATAACCCTTCTGGATCCGGCTGTACACTCTTCTTCATGCTTCGAGCTCTACTAAGCGATGGAGCGACAGAAGTTAATTTACTCGATGCTGAGGAAAGTGTTGCAGAGGGAGCGAGCTTTGATGACGTGCTCATCGATGTTATGTCGAGTATAACAACAAACGAGAAGGTCTCCGCAATCAGGCTTTATGCTTATTGCTCTGCTGCTCCCGCATCTGGTTTTGAGCCTACCATTCAGCTTGAAGGAGTTACAGGGGTGCAGAACTAATGAGCAAGTGGCTGAGTAAACTAGGGATTAAAAAACTCTCTGAGCTAATAATTGATGCTTCTAAAGACTGGGGAGGATATTTAATAAAGAACTTAGGTGCTCCAGTGGACTCCAATGATGCATTACGTAAGACAGAGCTTGACTCTCATGCTGCGGATGGATCAGCCCATCATACAAAAACAACAAGTGTGGCAGAGCTAACCGATCACGACTTAGCAAACCATGAATCTTTAGGAATTCGGAAGATAACATTTGATATAGCAGCAAATAAGCCAGCTTCTGGAGCTACAACAGAGCTATTTGTGGAGACCGATACAACCATCATCTATCGGGGCACTGGGACTGGTTGGGAAGAGATAGGAAGAGCTCAATCTTCTATTTCTGGGTTAGGTGAATCTCAGATTAGTTTTGACATAGCAGCTGGACATAAACACGATGGTGTTTCAGCAAGGCAGATGAGTGTGGGGGACCTATCAAACCATAACAAGTCAGTCCATGATGCTCTTGCAGTTGATGCAGACACTCTTGATACCTATCATGCCTCTCAATTAAAAAAGTTGAGTGCAATTGCGACACTTGTTTTAAGCGGTGCGAGTTTATTAAGTGCAAACACTACAACCACTTTAGTCATAACAACAGGAAATGGGAAATTCTTAATCCATACAGCATATTTCTCTACTGCATCTGAGACTATTTCGATTATGGGAAAGGCAACACAAGCTAGCTATGCCAGTGTATACCATGCTGGAGCAAACGATACTTACTACTTGGAACTACACAATGGTACCTCAACTTCATATGAAATTACCTATAAAGTCTATAAATTCACGGAGTGATGATATGAGAATAGACTGGGCAAAGATAAAGGCAACAGGACATGAAAATGGAAAGTATGTGCAAACCGATGATGGAAACTGGCATGAAATTGATACAGATGGAAGCATAGTTAGAAAGATTAAAAAACGAAGATTCGTTGAGCACGATGGCCAGGGCAATATTATTGGAGTTCACAACATCGACTTCAGTCAGTACTTGGAAGAAGACCCCAATGCTACCTTATCGGATGATATGGTGGAAATCAAGGATACAGATCCAGAATTCAGCATCGATGCTCTTAAGCTAATCAAAAACCATAGAGTGGAAATGGGAAAAATAAAAAAGAGATCAATACAGTAAAACATAGAAGCTACCGGCTAAAGTACTTTCCGTCTAGATATTATAGAGGTGGTGGCTGACTTTGATTTTTAAAGTCTTATTAATCCATACAAACTATGATTGAGAAAGTTAGACATAAGACCGAGTGGACGATACACAAGTTCAATGATCCTGATGGTAAAATTGCAGAGGCACTGAAAGCAGGAAAGAGCATTGAAGAAGCGATAGTAGAAAATCTTGATTCATTTTTGGGAGAGGAGATATTTGCAGACAACATATTGCTTAACGAAGGCATCAATGAGATCTGGAATCTAGTTATAGGGGCGTCAGCAAACCATTTTGATAATGCAAATGCACAGATTGGAGTTGGCGATGGAGGTCTGACAGCATTAACTGGCACGCTAACATTCACAAATGGATCTGCTACAGTAACAGGCACTGGAACTGCTTTCACAACGGAGGTTGCAGCAGACTACTGGATACAGCTTGATGCAGATGGAGTGCTTTATCAGGTTAAGAGCGTTGAGAGTGACACTTCTCTGACCCTTAAAAGACTGTATGCTGAAACTGGAGGGAGTGGAGCAGGCAGCAAGATTAGTCCAACAGAGACGGATCTTGCTGGTACAAACACTGCTTATGTAGGGATGGATGCTGGATACCCATCTGTGTCGGCTCAAAAAGTCAGCTTTAGGTCAACGTTTGACACCGCAACTGGGAACTTCGCTTGGGAAGAGTTTACGGTTAAACAAAGTATCAGTGCGATTAACCTGAATCGGAAAGTGATTTCGAAGGGAACTAAAGCAAGTGGAGAAACTTGGACTGTTACTTTGGAGATTACGCTGAGCTGAAGTGGTTAGAGAGCAGATATCGGCCAAAAAAAACTTTGGGATGGGTACGAGCAATGAGCAATTCAAAACAGAATTTTGAGGAGGTTGAGTGATGGTATTCAAAACAGGGATAAGAAATTACGACAAAATAAAGTTTGAACAACTCCGAAAACAAATTGATGATACTTTTAATTTGTTGCATGACGAGT